ACCCATGGCTACATGGGAAATCGTGGGCGGCGACCTGCCGCCTGTCCGGGTTCGTGCCCGGACGTTCGATGAAGCACTTGCAAAGGCAAGGCTTCGCGATCCCGGCTATTGTGCCGGATGGGTCGTTGAGGAGGGCTGAACCATGGAAATCAAAAACGTGCACTGCGAGAAGCAAGCGCTGGAGCTTTTCAGGATGATGCCGGACAACAAGAAGTCATCTCTCCACAATGCGTTGAGCCGAAACCTTGAGTTTACCACTTCTTGGGGACTGGAACTTGGCGAACTCCGTGCTTATCAGAACGGTGTTTACATCACTCTCCAAGGTACGCGCTGCAGTTTTTCCGTGTATGCAGAGTTGGTGAACGGAAAGCCTGTTTTCAAGCGCAAGCCCCCTGAAAGCAAGCTCAGCCTGAAATTCAGAAGCGGTCTGCTGTTCGATGCTGGAGACTTCAACGAATTCTAAACAATATTGGAGGACAAGACAATGTTTAAGATCACCGACGCCGAGAAGCTGAGAGATGCTTACACCCTGCTGGCGTTCATCCGGGACACCACCACCGCCGAACAGAAGTCCGGCATGGCCGCATTTATTGCCAGCATCAAGAAGGAGATCCGGGACTACAACAACCGCCCGGCACCTGACAGCCGCATTATCAAGGAGCGCGGCATTGATGGCTACATTGAGCTGGTGCAGCTCCCGAACGAACTGGACAAGGCCAACAAGGTCGATGCAGCCGAATGGTTCCGGGAAAATCACTACTACGAGGTTTACCCAACGGCCTATGACTGCTCTGGGCAGCGCTTCACAAACTGGTACAAGCTGCACCGCCGCTGCGGGCACTGGTTCGCATATCATTCGGTCAGCTTTGACGTTTAATCAAATTGGAGGTCTGAACGATGAAAAAGATTGCAAACAAGTCCATTCCACTTTTTCAGCTGGAAGAGAGCCATTTGGAGAGCAAGTACCGCAGCGAGGGCTTCACGTATATGATCGTCAACGGCTATGAAGTCCGCTGGCCGAGGTGGGAGAACTTCGTGGCTGCGCTTGAAGATCGTACAGCGGAGTTCTTTCTCCCCGGTGGGACATGGGAGACACTGGGCGATGAAAGACCGGACTACTAAGACCCCGCCTGATGATGGCCGCCGGTATCGGCCGAAACCATTTTCGTGGCATCACGAAGATGGTCGCGGGAACCAACACCGCAAACCAAGGAAAGGAAGATTCACATGAAGTATGAGATCTACCAGCTGAAAGAGGACACCATGGAGCAGGTAAAACTGCGGTTCATGGCATCCGATCAGGCCGCACAGCTGGGCGGCATCCACCGGGAGAACTACCGCCGGGTATACGGCGGTGAGATTCCGTCTGTCCCGGAAGCGGGCAGAATGCTTCTTCGCCTGTTCGCACTCTTCAACGGGTCGAATCGACCCGTTGATTTCTCTGGCCACAGCATGAGCGTGTCCGATATCGTGCGGCTCATCGAGGATGGTGCATCCAGCTGGTGGTACTGCGACCCCTACGGCTGGATGGAACTGAATGAGGAAGAATGGGGGCAGACCTGATGCGTCACTACACAAAAGCGGAGTGGCGCAAGATCCCAGAGTCCTACAAGGGACGTTGGGAAGCATCTCCGTACAACCTTGAACGAGTGAAGCGGGGCGAACTGCCAGCTGAGTACATCGGCAAACGGACAACCATCGTCAATGACGAGCATCGCGGTACGGTGCTTATCACCGAGGGTGCGCACTTCGTCATTGATGGCTGATTTCACCAAATCGAACAAATGTCCACAGAGAAGCGATTTGAGCCGCATATCCTATCGGACGGCAAATTCCCTGCGGAAGAATAGAAAACGCAAAATAGAGCCATCGGAGCGGCTCTGAGTATTATTTCCGTTGGCTCAGAATGAACTGAAGGAAATCCGTAACCTTTTGGCGTTCTTCATCTGTTAACTCCATACGCTGCACAGCGGGGTCAACGGTGCGTCCCATAAGGAAGTCCATGGAGCAGTCCAAGTAGTCAGCGATGCGCGCCAGACTGTCGGCGGCAATCATGCGACCGGTTCGCAAGTTGGAAAGAACGCCTTTGCTCATTCCGAGTTCGGCATACATATCCTTCAACTGGATATTGCGTGCCTTTGCCTGAATTTTGATGTTTTCCGCAAGGGCGATAGAATCATACAAATTTTCGGTTGTCATTTTGTGTATCCTCACAAAATCCATCAATTGATGCTTAAACAACTTGAAACGTTGCAATTGATGGATTATAATACACTTGTACAGAACAAATGTTAAGTGAAAGGGTACAGCGCTTACCATTCAGCGCGTTCCCCCAGAACCCCTCAGCAAAGGGGTTCATTCGTACCACGCAATACGAACCATGAACGTTGACCTCCTAAAGACAAGCGCCGCTGCAAAGCATAGCGGACAACAGCCGCAAGTTGGATGCTGTGCAGTTATAGCGCCGCTCCCATGACAGCTTCGCTTAACGACAGGGGAACGCGTTGAATGGTGGGTACTGGCTCTTTCATTTTATCAGAAATCTAACAAGTGTTCAATACACTTGTTAGATAAATCTTTGTTAGGAAGGAGAAAAAGCATGAAAAAGACTACGATGCCGGATTGGTGCGTGGCTGTCAAGAAGGCCATGATCGACCATGACGATATGACCGTTACGGAACTGGCAAAGGAAACGGGCTTTTCTCGCTCGCATATCAGCCAAGTCGTCAATGGTGTGCTGGTTCCGTCCGAGAACGTCCAGGGCGCAATCGAAAAGTGCCTGAACATCAGCGGGGTGGCGTACCGGAGCTAACCTACATCTCAAGTATACCAGAAAGGACGGCGTGAAAAAATGGCGATTGAAAGCCAGAATATTTACAAAAATGCGCGGAAATCTGCTGGTTTTACGCAGGAAAAAGCATCGCAGCTTTTGAACGTGTCGGTTGACAGCCTGCGGGACTATGAGCAGAGCCAGCGTCCAGTGCCCAGCGATGTAGCGAGCGCCATGTGTGACGTGTATCAAGCCCCATATCTGGCCGTGCAGCATCTGCGGTTGACATCAGATCTCGGCAAACGGGTCGTGCCTGAGATCCAGTTGAAAGACCTGCCGGAAGCCGTGCTGGGCGTTCTGGCGGCGGTTCAGCGCTTCTGTGCAAAGCGGGAGACAATGGTAGAAATCGCCGCAGATGGCCAGATCGCTGAGAGCGAGCAAGCCGAATGGGACGAAATCATGCGTTTGGCCAACGACCTGAATGTGGCAATGGAGATATCCAAAAGCTGGTCACACGCCACGGTCAAGACCTGTACGCTACGGCAGATGATATCATTGCGATATATAAAGCCCTGCGTGCAGCGTATCCGCAGTACCGCGGCCTGATTTATGCGGTCATTGATGACACCGGCGTTGGCGGCGGCGTGACCGACATTCTCAACCGAGAAAAGATTCGGCAGAAGCTAACCAAGCTGATGGTCGTGCCGGTGAACTTCTCCAGCGCCGTGCCGGACAAGGAAGCCGCCGGGCGCTATGCAGATATCGCAACGTGGATGTGGGCAGTCCTACGGGATATGGCCACGGCAGGCACCCTACATATCCCGAACGATTCAACCCTGATAGGACAACTTACCACCCGTAAATACATCTTCGCGGGCACACCACTGAAGCTGAAACTTGAAGGCAAGGATGCCTTGAAGAAGCGCGGCCTGACCAGTCCTGACCGCGCTGATGCGGTAGCTCTTGCGCTGTATGAGGGCGGCATCTTTGATGTGCGCAGTCTGATATGATAGCCGGAAAGGAGAAAAGGTGAAAAAAGTTATTGCCGGTAAAATCAAACCACAACTTCGCCTCGATGGCTATTACAACGTCCTGAACAAGTATGGCACCCAGCACGATAGCACCGAGTATTACCAGTGGGCAACTGGTGCTGCTGTGACAGACGCGGAACTGGCCGACCTTTATGCAGGAAATGGTCTGTTTTCGACCATCATTGATGCCCCGGCGGATGATGCCACCAAGAATGGCATTGACTTGGGTATCAAGGATAAAGACCTGCAAAAGCGGCTGGATGACCACCTGCAGACCATTCACTACCAAAGCAAACTTGCAAAGGCGCTGAAATGGGCGCGTCTTTTCGGTGGCTCCGCTGTTGTTATGCTGGTGGACGATGGCAGACTTCTTCAGGACCCGCTGAACTGGCGGGATGTTCACGGCGTGGCAGAATTGCTGGTTTACGGCCGCAACGAGGTGTCCCCGCTGTGGATCAACGGCTACGAGAATAACCCTGACGATGAAAACTACCGCAAGGGCGGCACGGGCATCCCGGAGTTTTACCAGGTGAACAGCGTGTACGGCAGTTATGTGGTGCATTCTTCCCGCTGCCTGATATTCCATAACGGGGAGATCCCCGAAGACTCCACGATGGCCAACCTCTACCGTACATGGGGCATTCCGGAGTATATGCGCATCCGTGAAGAACTGCGGAATGCCAGCATCGGCCCGGGCTACTCCATTCGACTGCTGGAACGGCTGTCGATGGTAACATACAAAATGAAGAACCTTGCCAACGTTCTGTCTACGGCAGACGGTGATGATACGGTGCTTCAGCGTATGGAAATGCTTGACCTTGCCCGCAATCTGCTGAACATGGTCTTTATTGATGCAGATGGCGAGGATGTGGGCATTCAATCCCTGTCGGTGGCTGGTGTTAAGGACATTCTGGACAATGCCTGCGCAATGCTGTCTGCTGTGAGCCATATCCCGCAGACTAGGCTCTTTGGCCGTTCCCCAGCGGGTGAAAATGCCACCGGCGAAGGGGACATGGAAAACTATAAGGAGGCCGTGTCCGGCATCCAGTCTGGAGATCTCCGGGACAACACCCGCACGCTGGTTGAACTGATTCTGCGCGGAATGGCGTGGAACGGTGAAATCAAAGAGGTGCCGGAGTACACCATCACCTACAAGAGCGCATGGAGCCTGTCTGATGATGAAAAGGCTACGCAGGACCAGGCGAATGCCGCGGCCCAGCTTACCAGAGCACAGACTGTATCTACATACGTTACGGCTGGTATTTTGGAAATTCCCGAGGTTCGCCAGTCCTTGGCGCAGGATGAACAGTTTGACCCTGAAAACATCATCACAGAAGCAGATGTCAATCAGGACTGGGGCTTGGGCGAGGCTGACGTTCCCCAGCCGACCAATCCGCAGAACCCGCCTGCGGCAGGCAGCCTGGTTACGGATGAAGGAGACTGCGGTTATGTTGCCGGCTTCGTCCTGAACGATGGGAAAATTCTCTGCGGACAACGTTCTGATGGGCAAGGCTGGTGCGGCCCTGGCGGTCACATCGAACCTGGGGAAACGCCGAGCGTTGCTTTCCACAGAGAAGCGAAAGAAGAATTTAACATCGACGTTGGCGACATTACCTATCTGGGCAACTGCAAAGGAAAGCCGGATGAAGTTCTTCCCGTTCAAATCTACCGCGTCAACGCCTATGATGGTGTACCGCGGTGCGACCAGGAAGAAATGTTCACAGCCACATGGATGCCCCCGGAACAAATCCTTGCGCAGGATGTTCCCGGCGGTCTTGTGTTCGAGCCGTTCCGCAGGAGCGTGGAAGAATACATTGACCAGCTGGGCTTGACGCTGGACGATTTTGACCCCAGCAAGCACAAGCGGGACGAAGATGGAAAGTTCTCCAATTCTGGCGGCTCTACATCATCAAAAGATGTATCGAGCGAGGAAAATTCATCAAAAGACTTGAAGGATTCTCAAAGTCATGCTAAAATAAATTCTAACGCAGTTTCGGCAAAAGGCGCGAACACTTTCAAGGTGAAAGGTTTCCCCAACAAGCAGAAGCTGAACAACCACTGGCAGAATGGAAGAACTCACGCCGCTGAGTACGCTCCCGATGGCATTACGACAAAGGAGCAGTACGAAAAGCGGGCGGTTCAACTTTTGGAAAGCCCGTGCGGAAACGGCATAAAAGGCTACAAGACAAAAGATGGCCTTGTGTGCCGGTATGACGCGAAGAAAAATGACTTTGCAAAAGGTTCCCCAGAGAAGGGCGTAAGAACGATGTTCAAGCCTGACGATGGGGAAGATTACTATAAACGTCAGCTTGAACTGGAAGGAATCGAAGATGACTGAGAAAATCCTCTGCCCGGTATGTGGGCAGCATAGCTTTGATGAAGACAACGATTTTGAGGAATGCCCTGTGTGCGGCTGGGTAAATGATGGCGTGCAGAGAGCGGATCCTGATTATCGCGGCGGTTATAACCGCATCAGCCTGAACGAAGCTAAAAAGAAGTTTGCCGAAGGCAAAAAGGTGTTTGACTAAAATATTGGCGTTGAGAGCCTTTGCAGGTGACGTGAAAGCGTCCCTCGCAAAGGCTCTTTTTGTTTGCAGTCATAGCTCAGTTGGTAGA